GTTTGGGTTTTATCGCTAAAAAAGTCGGTTTTGGGTCGTTTTTGGGCTGTTTTGGCGTTTTTTCGGGCTTGTTCGGTTGCACCTTTTATAGAGTTGCATCGCTGATGTGCAGGCTGCAAGTTGTCAATCGAATTGTCACCACCGTGCATCAGGCTGATGATGTGGTCTGCTGTGTTGGCTCCGGCTTTGCCGCATAGTGCACAGATGGTGGCTTTGCCGTCTGACAGGATTTGTTTCCTGTTGGCTTTGTAGATGGGGTCGTTGTACGGGGATGTCATGAGGCTTATGTTACTACCGCCCTTGCTTCGCTGCGGTTGCTTCCATGTGTCAAGGACAGGTCTGGGGTTTGTGTTCCCCACAGTTCTGACCAAGTAGGTCAAGGTTGCCGGACACCAAAGGGAAGTGGACACCATTCGTATTTGTGACGTTTAGACGCTGCACAGTGGCTGACACCCACGGCCATTCACGTTAGTCATCACAGGTAATGGGGCGCACTGCTCTACTCACGTTCCCGTGCTTTATACCAACAGAGTGCAATCCCCTATGTGGCCATGGTCGTATTTAGTTGTGAGAATTAGTTACTTGCGTATGCCTTGGATGATGGCAATACCGATGGAGATTAGCAGGGCATACCAGGCCAGTGTCAGCATGACGCTAAGCGCTTAGTGATGAAGTCCATATCTTCTGGACGCCATAGATATACCTCAGCATGAGGGTGGACAATGCGCATCCAGGTTAGTTGGGCATCACTGGCCTTCCCTGTGCGTGTCTTTAGTTCGGCAAAGATAAGACCACGCTGCTCATGTGCAAGTACTAAGTCAAAGAACCCAGGGCTGCCAGTAGTTATATACCTGCCTGTCTTGGTCATTGACGGTTGAGAATGATGCACAGTCCAATGATGGATGTAAGCCAGCGCTTTTATCTGTTGCAGGAATGACTGCTCGCTTATGTCGTTCATTGTTTGTCTTTGCCCAGCATGAAGCCAATCATGAACACACTGCTGACCATGATGACAAAGGTTAGGAAGTCCACCATTAGAACGGTTCCTCTATTGAGTCATAGGTTGGTGCTGGCTGCTCTCCTGCTTTTAGGCTGTCAATATATGCGCTGGCTTCCTTGCGACTAAAACTCTGGAGATTGTGCGGTGGAATTTTCCCCATGGATTTACATACAGCCCTAATCATGTTCTGCTGTTTCTCAGTTGCAAGGTTGCTGTTCTCTGTAATTGTGCCGTCACCTGATGGGGTCATACGCTGGACTTTGCCCATCTCTTCCCTGCTCGGACGCTTCGATGGGTCACTGCCGGCGAGGTTGTAGTTAGCAAGTCCACGACCAACGGCCCCTGTCTCGGCGTTGGCCAGGTGCGAAGTTTTGTTAATATGCGATGAGTTACGCACTTCCTCTTCCCAACCTGTGGATACCAATACATCGCCGACCCATATCTCAGCCTTAAAGACTGCAACATCTGACAGGTAGTGCACTAGGTCTGTGATGATGCGGCCATCTGGATGTGCGTCGTAGAACTTGCTTACCCTGCTGGCAACGGGCTCGTAATCGTCAAGATTAAAACTGGCCACGGGCGTGCTCATTCGTAATGCGGTTTAACTCTGTCTCAATGCGTAGCAGTGCCTCTTTAAGTAGTTTTATTTCCTGCTCTTTGGCATAAATCATGTCTGCCACGTCATCATTGTGGGTGTATTCAAGCGTCATCAGACACCAACTTTGCTGTGCTTAGGTACGAGATACCTTTGGCTGGGCCTGAGATGTTTAATGATGGGTGCCATGAGTCTCTGATGGTCTCGGCAATGTTGGGCAGGGCGTGTAATGCGCCTACTGCCTCTAGCACAAGACTTGACTCTTTGAACCTTAGTTCTAGCGCCAAGTTGTGGCTGAGGTTAGTTAGTTTTGCGATTAGTTCGCCGGTTGATGTTTCCATTGTTTTCCTTTGTTTAGCAGTTGCGTTTCCATCTTTGCACATCCTTGTGACGAGATTTGCAGATGAAACTTTGTAGGTGCTTTTGTCCTTTAAGACAGCCCCAGCCCCACGGCCCGACACGCCACACTTTGCGGCCGTCAGGATTTATATGGGATTTAAAAGCAATGGCGTCAGCAACTTTGACTTGCTCGACGGGCGTGCGCCCTTTTGCGCTGGGTTTGTTTGACCAGGTGCGCCAAGTTTGTCGGTTTATCCCCAGCCCACCTGTGTATGACTTTGTGGAGTGTTGCCAGTTGCCACCTGTTTCGCACATGGCAAGGCCGTCGTAGTAAGCGTCGGGGAGTACGCCATGGTATTTGGCATGGGAATCAGTAGCCGCACTGGCGTGGGCTGGTATGGATAGGGCAGCGAATAGGGCTAATGCCATGATGCGTTTCAGTTCTCTTCTACTTCGGTAGGCGGCGACCAATCTAAGAACGGCCACATTCTTTGTGACACTGTGGTTCTCAGGTGTTCCCCTGTTTTCAAATCCGTGAAGATTTGAACGAGCAATAACTTGTCCTTTGACACTAACTGACGATAGCCCCATGTGGGAATCATGGTCTATTGGCCATCATCTTTAGGAAAAGCCAGCATGAGACCCAGCCCATGATGAAACTGTAAATGAACTGTGTGTCAGTCATTAGAGCCCCTGCCAGACACGCAATGGGCGGTGGTGGCACTCTGGGCGCTGTGACTTGCTGTAACGCTCTGTAGGGACGCACAGACGGGTTGCAGAGGCTTTACGCATAATGGCCCCCATCGCTCGTGGCTCGTGGGTTGTCATCTCTGGGTGCAGTTGGTTCATCCATTCCCATACATCGTCAGTGGTGAAGTCGTGGCGTTGGATTGACAGCATCTCTACTACCTTTAAGGCTTCTAAAGCCCAGAGTTGGTCAGCGTTTAAGCCAACACGTTGAATTGCTTGCTCAGCAAGTGCGATAGCCAGGGGCTCATCGAAGAGAGTTGGTTGGTCTGTCATGGTGTTTCCTTTGTTAAAGCCCTTTGAGTGGCTAAAGATGACTATACACAATTTGAGAAGTCGGTGGTGGATTTCGCCAATGGAAACAAACTACTCTCCACCACCTAGCCCTGGCACCGCTCAAACAGTGTCCAGGAGTTCTTTATTCTGGCTTTAGCCTTCTGAACTCAGCCTCAAAGTGTTCCAAATCTTGCTTTTCCAGTTCCAAATGTATCCAAAGTCCGCCAGCGCCAGCACTTTCCTCACGGGTTTTGTACTTGACAACGCCTTTGAGCCCTTCGCCTCTTGACGAGCGATAACCGGCACCGAACTTAGTGCCAGGCATCTTATAAAAATGCACCTCTTGTACTTTAAGCGCTAGAGAGTTGGTCACAAAGAATGTCCAGATGGCTTCTAAGACTTTAATGTCTGAATGGCCAATGTCCATGGCGTAGCCGGTGGCGTGCGTACTTAGGTTCGGTTTGTCCCTCATCGGGCGGTTCACATAGGTGCCCAGATTCGTTACTTTCCAACGCTTTTGGCATAGTTCTACGCACAAAGCCGTAATGGGTTGGGTGGTTTTGCCATCCCATGCTGGGTAGTACCTGTACGGTCTGACAGCCATCAGATGCTAATCAGCGCAGTAACTGTGTGGCTGATGAGTGCGATAGCCCAAAGTTCATCTAAAGGGCCAACTTGGATAGTTAATGGCCCAGCAGAGTTGTCAAGTAAAAACCCTGTAGAAGTTGTGACTGCTGACGTGCCACCTAAATAGATTGTGCCGGCGTTCTGATGAATAGACACCATGCGGTAACCCTCATGTGAAGGCACTACCTTCACGGCTGTTGTGCCTACTGAGTATTGGTTTGTGGTAATCATGGTGCTGGTGGGTCTTTCGGTTTGTCTTTGAGTCCATTACCTGCCAGCAAGCCAATAAGGCCACCGGACAATGTAAGCAACATACTGCTAAGCACTGAGATTTGAGCAGCGTCTAATTCGGCCATTTTTTCGGGCTGGGTCACAAATAACAGTCCATACAGGATTGTAAACACTGAACCTACAAATGAAAGTGTTAGGCCAATAGCCACAATCATGACTATTCGGGCTTTAATTTCTTCATTGCTGTGTCTGTTGTCTGGTTTCATCGGCACTTTGCTCCTGTTGCGTATTGAGGGGCTGTAGTTGTGTCGGGTGAGATTGTTTTGGGAACGCTCGAAAGGGCTTTGTTTTTAGTCGGTGCGCAATTAAGACGTTCACGGTCTGAGCAAGCGGTAAGCGATGCGCAAATCACCAATAGAATCAAGGTTTTTCGCATTAGTTGTTGTATCCATAAACGCTGACTGTGCCTGTAAATGTTGCAGCATTTCCTGAGGCAAGAATCTTGAAACCTGTTGCGCTATACGATTCGGTTTGTATCCCGCCAAGTGCGTAGTAGTTACCGCCGTAACTTGCTTCAACTTTGTACCCTGTTTCGGCTGTTGTAAACGGACGATAAAAAGTCATGGTGGCGTACATACCAATAGAAGATTGTCCAGAGATTCTCCAACCGTCTTGAGAAGTTCCTGCAGAGTCAGCAGCAAGCGTTCCACCGCTTGTAGAAACTAAACCGCCACGACTGTAGTTAGTTGTTTTGGGGGTACTGGCGTTAATTAGTTGGCAGTTTGTGTATTGACCCGTAATAGATGAAGTGCAACGCAACACCGCAACATAATGCTCATAGTCAGCAGTGAACACGTCAGTAATTAAAGGGCTGTCAGCCGTAAATGATTGGGTCTTAATTAGCCACATACCGACAGCGTTCATTTGCGCTGCTGTGAGGATTTGACCACTTGTAAAGTCTGGGGGTGTTGCCATGTTTGTGTTTCCTTTCTAGAAACTGAGAAGGTTATTGTTTAAGGTTCCAAAGATTGCGTCATTAAGTGTCATGTATTGGTTCGCATCAGTGCTTTCAAAAGTGTACGAAATAATATGGCTGCCAGGTGTGATGTTATGGCTGACGCCCGACACAATCAAGGTCTGAGTTTCGGTGGCTGGGGTGCCAGTTGTAAAGTTTTTGATAACACTGGCGATACTGGTCAAGTCAAGGGTTAAAGCAATGTTTTGATTTGTAGTGGAAAGTGCGGCCATCTGAGTTGAGACATTAGTAAACCTGAGAACAGGGTTCTTGTATTTGCCTAGTAAATAATTGCCGAGACTAGCCACCTCAGTTGTCGTGCTATTAAGCAAGTTGGTGATGTTCAGGCTTTGTGATTGGTATTGGCTAATACTGGTGGCATCGCTAGTAATTTGCTGAGCCCCTGCAGGGCTCTGGGTTACTATGTAGTTGTAGAGCAATTCGTCACCATAGGAATTGAGCAAAGTCTGATAAGCAATTGAGCCTGTGTAACTAAATGTGGCTCCTGATACAGGGTTTAAAACACTTGACCTTCCCTTAAAGGTAAGTGTTCCGTCAGCCGCTATAAACAAATAGCCCTGCTCGCTGGTGTTTACCAGTTGTAGATAGGTCAGCAGGTTGGTGCCGTCAGCAATGTTGAAACTGCTTGAAGAGGCTGATGCCCCCAAGGTGGATGAGCCGGTGCCAATGTTTCGAGCGCCTTGGTAGGAAACTTCTGTGTAGTCCAGCACTGTGTTAATACGGGCGCTGCTTAATTCTGATGTCACTGTATGGGTTACAAGGGTTGTATTTGCTAAGACCGTAAAAGCATCTGAACAGGTGGCATACATTCTGTCGCCGTTGCTGGCAATGTCGTACTCTAAGTTCCAGTCTGTGATTAGTCCCGTGTAGATGGGTATGCCATTAGCCAAGATTTGAATAGGAGAACGTGGCAACACATACGGGTAGTAGATGCTGGCTGTGTTTAACGGGTCAAGAATACGGCTTGAGTTGTTAAATGAAACTGTTGCTGTGCCGGCGTTAAATTGGTCTAACTGGCGTGAACGTCCACGAGTAATGTTTACAGATTCGACGAGGCTGGTCAGGTCTGCATACGCAAGTCCGCCTAGTGTGCCCGTGTTGAGAAGGCCATATACAGCGTCGTTAAGTTGAAATGGCTGGCCAAAACCTGCCGTAGTTTGAAAACCTACTAAGACTTGGATTGTTGGGGCGCTCACAATGACAGTCCGGTGGCTGGTGCGAAAACGGCACCTGACCTTCTTTGGCTTTTAAGGATGGCCTGAATGATGTCCTGACCGATTTGGTCTGGCGTAGATACAAGTCCGGCATTAACAGTAATACTCATGCCACCACCCATACCCATGCTGCCTAGACGGTCAAGAGGGATGATGGCTTCTGGCCCAGCCTCACCGGCGATAATTGACGTGGCACGAGTGACGACGCCGCCGTCAGCCATTAAAGTACCCATGCCCATACCAGGGCCACCAAGGTTTGCAAGAACGCCTGACAAATCAAGGCCAGAGAAATCGAAATTAGCAAAGCCAGATTCAATTAGTCCTGCGTTAATAACATCAGTCATTGTCAGATTTGGATTGTTAAGAATTAAATCAACTTTATCTACCGTGTCTTGGATGCCTTTAAGGAAACTGGTGGCAGAATCTACGCCTGCCTGGTAGTACTTGCCGGCTGCTTTCTTGCCCATTTGGTCTGCAAGGTCTGTCATGGATTGCGTCAAAGTATTGGCTTTAAGGATGCCGTCAGCAGAGTCAAGGATTTCGGTAGCAATGGCAGTACCGCTATCTACGCCAGCCGCCAAGACCTGTGAAAGTGCTGTCTCTGACAATCCACCAGCAATAAGTCTGCTGACTAATTCACCAAACTTTTTAGCCTTGTCAGCCTGCTTAGCCAAGTTCTCAAAGAACGTCATTGGCTTAGCCTGTGCAATGGCTACATCGTCAGTGGCTGCAGCCAGTTCACGCTGCGAAATTGTTAGGGCATCTAGGTTGTCTTTGTCTTGGAAGCCGCTCCATTTGTTATAAGCGTCGTTTACTTTTACTTGTGCTTCTGCTTGCTTAGCCAATGCGGCTTTAAGGTCTGTAGCGTTACCAGCAGCGTCTGACTGAGCATTACCAAAGTTAAAAGCCTCAGTAACAGAAGAGCCAACGCTCTTGGCATAGTTGTCGAAAGCGTCTTGCGCTGCTTTAAGTTTGTCTTTGGCATCGTCAAGTCTTACGTTTAATTTGTCTTTAATTACTTGGGCTAAGTCTTGCAGTTCTTTTTTATAGGCTTCGGCTGCGTCTTTGGCTTTGCGCAATGCTTCGGCTTTTTTAGCGGCAGCAGCAGCAGCCTTGGTCTGTTTGTCTGTGGACTTATCTGTGTAGGCACCAAGGGCAGCAAGTTCTGAGGCATAAGACCTGGCGTTGCGCTTAAAGGTGTCAAAGTCTCGTGAAGAGACTGGCCCAATAAACTTATTTAAATCTTTTTGGCTGTTAATGGCGATTACGTTTGCGTTAGCAAGGTCAAGTGCTGCCCCACGAGCGTCATTCATTTTGTTTTTAATAACTACAAAGGCTGCGGCTCCAGCCAAAGCAACACCAATGCCTATGCCTGTTGCTACCTGAACTGCAGTAAGCGAAAGAGCAAAAGCGTAGTTAATACCAGTGGTAATCAGGGCTACTGCTTTCCAGGCGTTTAGGGCTATGTTGGCGGCTATTAGACCTGTAGCAAGCATTCCAAAAGTGAGGCCCAAGGTAACTATTAGCGCTTTGTTACTTTCCGCCCATTCACCAAACATTCGAAAGGCATCAGCCATTTTGACAACTATTGGCAACAGAATTAAACCAATAGATTCCTTGGCTTCGTCTAGGGCTATCTGCATCTTTGCAAAGCCACCAGCAGCAGAGTCCGCAAAGGTCTGATTCATTCCGCCGTATTGTGTATTAAGGACTTTTACGATGTCAGCAAATGAAGCGTGGTCTTTAACCATTCGGGCTATCTCTGGAGACAGCGATTTAATCCCCTTAAAGTTTCCCTGGTACGCACGAGATAATGCCATGGCAACATCAGTGGCGGACTTGCCTGTACCGGCGGAGACGTCTAAGACCGTCGAAAGTAGAGCCTGGGATTTAGAAACATCTTTTGTACCCATGGCCAAAGCGGCCAGAGCCGGACGAAGTTCGTCATCTGCCACGGCCGATACACGAGACAGTGCCACTAATTGAGCATCTACGGCGGCTGATTGTTCTGCGGTTGCGCCGGTTGAGTTTCTTAACTGTGTAGCAAGCAAAGCCATCTGGCCAGCCTCTGCGGCGGCGGCTTTAGCAAAGACAACTGTTGTGGCAGCAAGGCCAGCAAGAGCAGCCGTGGCAGGTACGGCAGCCTTAGTGATTGCGTACTGGGCCTTGTCCGAAGAGT